AGCGGGATGGTAACCATTTCTTCCACCAGCACGCCCTCTTCGGGGATTTCAGAATTAACAATACTCATTTGACTGTCTCCTCTCGTCATTCATAATTTGGATTACTTGTTTACATTGGGGTACATCGAACATAGCGATATGGGTTTCCTCTTTGGGTAAACCCATCTTTTCGGCCAACCATGCGTATGCATCGTTTCGCCGGCGCCGGAAGCGGCCACGCTGCCAGAGGGGATCGAATGCGGCGTGTGCTCGGTTTCTCCATCTGCGCAGCTCCCAGTTTGCCAAACTGCCAAGTGGCTGATCGGTTCCATCGTGAACACCTACATAGGCATCACATGGGCGACACAGATAAGCCATTCCATAGCTTTTGCCGTAGATCTCTTTGGTATCGACATATTCAGCTTGTCTGCCACAGTAGGGGCAGTAAATGATTTGACCTTGCTTCATTGTCTGCTCCATTCCTCCTTGTACCGGGCAAGCTGCTCGGGGGTATCGGTTTCTATGCCCAATTCACGGGCAACCTCAACTGCGCCGTCAATCAACCGGGCCATTTCCTTGCTGTCCATATACCTTGTCCGTTTATAGACCAAGTAGCACCGGAACAGTTTTCCACCTTCCTCCCGGGTGTCAAAGCACTTGGTGTAGGGGTGAACCGTGTCCACGTCCACAGACACAGGGAGCTTGAAGCCAACCGTTAGTCCGTCCTCGTCCTTTGCCAGAGCGCCGTATTCGATCACCAAACTCTTTTTGGTCGCTTCCTCGCTTCCGCCTTTCACAGTAGCGATTTTGTTGACGAGCAGATGGAAATATGCATTGGCCGACTTGGATCGCTTGTCCCGGTGCTTTTTGATCTCGATGTCAAGATCTTCGTCCTTCAGCCGATCAAAGTCCTCGCGGAAATCCCGTTCCACCTCAACGGTGATGCGATATTTCTTGTTAAGGCCAATCGCCATATCGACCAACCGCCCTCGCATTGGTCCTTTCATCGTGCCACCCAGTGTTCCTTATAGATCTCGATGTACCCGGCAGCGGTTATCCAGTCGATGAAATTTGCGATAACCAAGCGGATATCCTGTGCTTCATCCCTGCGGTATGTTTCAGGCCATACATTGCAGCCGTTGCTGGCAAGGTATGTAAAACTGTTGGCTTCCGGTACCAACTCGAAGTACATAGGGTGCTGAGTGCTGGTAAAGAACTTTCCGCTTTCATACTTGCCGGTGTACTTGACATCTATGATCTCGCCGGCTTTCAGCCAATCCAGCCGACCGTGTAGAACAAAGTCGTACCCATTGGTGGAAATCTCTTTGTTGATCTTGACCTGAGGAACGCCGCCTCTAACACGATTGGCAATTTGTTCCGCAGCGGCGTACCAGTTGTGCTCTCTGTCGCCATCACCGTTCACAATATCGTCAACCAGGTTCTCAAACTCAATTCCTTTAGCCATAGCTTCTGTGGTTTCCGTAGGCTCCCGGCGCAGGACTTTCAAAAAATCTCCGATAGGATCCGCTTCTGTGGTTGCGTCCTCATAGGGATTTTCTTTCAAGCAGTACTGCCAGGAAGAAAGGAGTGAATGCGTAATGAGATAACGAGCCATTTAACTCACCTCACTTTTCCTCCTTGGGCTTCGGCGTGTACTGCTTCAGCACCTTATCCCACATCAGGTCAAGCTCCTTGATCTGCTTATTAAACGCCACACCGAGTTCCTTCTCTGAGGTCAGTGCGTGATTGATCGCTTTGATCCTCGGCAGTGCCGCCGTGGCGGTTTCTCCGTCAACCACAGTTGCAATGATCTGGTAGCCCTCAGTCATTGCGGCATCGTAGGCAGCCTTATCCTCTGCAGCCTTCTCCATCTCCTGGGCAGATACTGCGTTGTACTTCTCAAACAATTTCGTCAAGAAGTCATTGGGCGTGCCGGGTGTCAGCTCCGGAATAGGGAATACGCCGTGAATGCCACGGGTACCCTTGGCGAAGTAGCGCTCACAGTTGGAGAAGCCGATCGTGCGCTGGTTGCCCCGCATTTCCACGAAGCCACCGAGGTCCATAACCTCCCACACGGAGTTCTTGGAGGATCCTTCCGCTTTGATGCGCAGCTTCGTATCGTCGCCGTCCTTTTCCTCTACGGTGTGGAACACGATAACGATGTGCTTGTCCAGCTGATAGATGATGTGATCGAGGAAGCGCTGGAACTCCTTACCGAGCCAACCATAGCCCTGCAAGGACAGGCTTCCGTCTTTGCGGCCGTACTTGGGATCGATCCGCATACCGTACTGGCCCATGATGGCAAGCAGCTTACCACCGGTGTCAACCACGATGGTCTGGTAGCCTGCAAGATTGTTCCTCACCATCTGCAGTTCCATTTCACTGCAACCAATGCCAAGATCCTGGCGCAGTTCGTTGTAGTCCCGGGGCTGCGCAATACCTTCCGCAAGGTTCAGCACTTCACGGTTAATGCGCTCGGCGGAAAGGTCCACGTCAATGTACAGGGGCTTGGGGGAAGATAGAGCAAGCGTGGTTTTGCCAATGCCGGGGAAACCGGCGATCAGGATACGGACTTTCTTATCGGAAAAAGTCAGCTTATCAGGTTTAACGATCATAGGGAAATTTCTCCTTTCAGTTCAAATGTGCCTTTTAACTTGTCGCACATATACTTGATTTCTTCATCACTCAGACCAATGATGTCCATTTCGCCGTCCTCGTTGACACCATCCTTCATAATGACGATAGTTCCAACGATGGGCCAGCCGTGTCTAAGTGTTTCGTACAGGAAACAGCCAACGGGGTTTACCGGCAAGCTTTGCAGCAAGCCTTCCTCGTTAACGATCATGCAGAACGGCTCCGGCAACAACCGTGGGTGTACGTGCTCTATGTAGCCGCCTACTACTTCACCGGCCGTCTGGTACAGTGGCCTGAAGAAGTCTTTTACAGAGATCTCATTCTCCGGGGTAATTACAATGCCTTTCATTTGACCTCGCTTTCCGGGAAGCACTCTTGGACTTCCCACGCATCTTTGAAGTCACCACATTCATCACAGCACAAGACAGCGCCGTCTTTTACGATCACGGTTTCGCATTCCTTACCGCAGATCGGACAATGTGGATATACCGGCTCTTTGCCATCCGGGGTGCCGGTGGTTTCCATATTCCGGATAACAGGGTGATCAGGGATATTCACTTGGTATCCTCCTTTTCCTTCAAGTACCGCCGCACAAGATCTGTAAGAAGATCCTGCATGGTGGCGTACCCGTCTGCCTTTAGGTGCTGTTGCAACGCCGCATAGTCGGCGTTTTCAAGCCGGGCAGATATACGACAGGTTAATCTGTGTCGCTCTCTGCGGGCCAACCTGCGCCCCTCCAAAATATCTGGAGCAAAGCGCCTGTACAACGCATCCATAGCATCCGGACGGAGCAAAATACCGTACGCGTCTCCGTTCTCACATTTGCTCTGTACTGTCTTATCGAATTTGGGGTACAGTTCACGGACAACCTCGACCATATCCTTGACCGGTAGCTGCTTACGCACCCGGAGATCTCTTAGATCATTGTCCGCCAAAGGGCATCTCTCCTTTCGGTGATTGACATTTTGACCGCCCCTTGATAATATGGACTGGGTGTTTTGCCCGAGGTCATTCCCAATGCGGTGGGAGTGGCCTCCTTTTTTTCAGTTTGCTGGCAATCACAGATCTCACCGGGATCGTTATGCGCTCCACAGTAGGGGCAGCGCCTGTAATATGCCATTGTTCCATCTCCTTTCCTCGCCGTAGCGAATGTATTAGGCTCGACGCCGTCTGTAGGTGTCCTTGGTCATTCTGACCGCAGGCCGTACATTGTGCGTCGCCCTGGACAAATAATCAATGATCGCTTCCTCGGCGATCCAAACCTTGCCGCCCGGCTTCCGTTGTATGTAAGCCAAGTGACCACTGGCTCTTTCGGCATCGAGTGTATCAACCGATATACCGAGCCGTTCTGCCGCTTCCTTGCGTGTCAGTAATGTGCCCATGCGCTTTGCTCCTTTCGTGCGGTAGTTCATTAGGTATGAACCTTTTGCTTAAAAAAATAAATGCCTACTTCCTCGCAGGGAATACCGAGCAGGCTAAGAGCCTTTTCCATCTCCACCTGTTTCCAGCCCACCTTGCAGGTCATTTTCAAAGAAACAGTGCGTTCGGACAGCCCCATAGCCTTGGCAAATTCGCCGTTGGTACCAAACACCTCACGGATCTTGCCACTCAGCTTGCTGTAGTCATACGCCATGCGGATTTCCTCCTTTCCTAAAAGTTCATAGGCGATGAACCTGTATGCAATATAACACACTAAATTCAAAAATGCAATAGGTAAGTTCAAAATTTACGAACTTTTTTATTTTTGCTGTTGAACTTTTCTTCAAGATGGTGTATACTTGTGTCATAACAAGAGGGAGGGCAATGCTATGAAGCCTTATACAACAAGCCAACGCCTGCAACAAATTATGGATAGCCGCCAGCTGCGCCAGGCAGA